CATCATGGTGGGATAGTGTATTTAATGAATCTATAAAGAATGAACAACCGTCATTTGGTAACTTTGAACAGCCATCATGGTGGGATAGTGTATTTAATGAATCTATAAAGAATGAACAACCGTCATTCGATAATGTAATATATGTACCGGAACAATATGCACCAATCGAATTTAAAGCACCACCACCACAACAAATTGAGGTACAATTAAACTCATCTAATTTACCCCCCGTGAATCATAATTTATTTGTAACATTAGACGGACAAGCAATTGAAAGTAAAGTGCAAAAAATAAATGAGCGTGCGGCCGTTAATACTATTGCGGATTTGGGGTCAACAACGGCGAGGTGATAGATGTCAATAATAAATATATTCACACAGCAAGCGCCGACACTAGCGGGATATTCTTTTGATGCTGTACTTGAGGACACTATAGATGCATCCGTAGAGTGGACAACATATCCCGTAGAATCTGGAGTTAACGTTAATGACCATCGAATCATACAACCAATCCAATGGTCATTAACGGGCGCTGTAAGTAATAATCCGTTGCAACCACAGTTAACCGATTTTTTAGGCGGTGTAGCATCTAAATTGGTGGATAATCCGTATGTTGCCACAATCGCAGGGTTAAGCGCAGGGTTTTTGGCGGGTAGTGCAGGTACACGGGCAAGTAGTACCCTTTTAAAATTGATAGAATTAATGGTGTCCGGTGAACCTTTTGATATCGATGCTGGCGATATTCAACTTTCAAATATGGTTATAAGTCGAATCGGTCGCACGCGCGATCCGTCTAATGAAAACGGCTTGTTATTTACCGCTGAATTACAAGAACTAATAACAATAGACCGACTCGTATCACTTGATCAACCTCGACAAACTCAATTAAGAGATGGTGATGTGGCTAAATCGGGGATGTCGCGTATCGTCAATAAAGGTCGAAAAGTTACAAGTGATGCGCCCAGTTCGGTGAGTAAAGAAGCCAACATTGTATTAGATGGGGGAATTTAAATGATTGAAATACCTTTAGGGGCAGGTTCTAAAAATGCGCATCAAACATTCAGTGTGCAATTAGGTGATAATTATTTAGATTTTGAAATTAATTACGTGGGTTATATTGACACACCTTGTTGGACTGTCAATATCAGTATGGATAAAACACCATTGGTAATGGGTACAATGTTGGTTCCCGGCGCTGACATTACTGCAAATTACAATGCTAACATAGGTCGTTTTGCGTTTGTCGGCGATGAACCCACGCTTGATAACCTCGGTAAAAGTAACAACCTTGTGTGGGTGACAGAATGACCACACGGCGCAGGTTGTGGAGTATAGATATAGCGGGGGAAACTTTTATTGCTGAATCTGACGGCCATCAGTTCCGCATTACTTTTGATGTGATTATCAAACCCGGAAATAGTGTTAGTTTTGCCGATATACGAATATATAACCTGTCCAAATCGAGCATGATTACACAGGGTGACACCGTGACATTTCGCGCAGGTTTCAGCAATGTTATAGATACTATTTTCACAGGTTTTGTCACAAATACTTTCAGAGAACGTGAAGGGGCGGACGTCATTACTCGACTGGCATGTATATCAGGTGATGCACGAGAAGATAGAGGTTCGGTTGCGGCTTCTTACGGTTCTAATGTTTTACTGACCGATATAATTAAAGGATTAGCTAAAGCATGGCCTCGTAGATTGTCAATGGATGATTCACAATTTGATGATGTACCCCCATTATCAAGCGGTTATGTGGCCGATGGCGATATACCAATACAATTAGACAAATTAAAAAACGCTTTTGATTTTGAATGGACGCAGGATTTAGGGCGATTAATGGTAACTCGGGTTGATAAGCCCCGAAAAGGTGTTATTACTGAAATATCACAATTCACAGGGATGGTAGGTATACCCGAGGTTACAGATGGTCCAGAAGGGATTGGGGTTTTTGTAATTAACACATTGAATCCTTATTTTAGAATTGATGGTCGTATAAATATTAAATCTGAATTCAGTACGTTTAATACAGGTAATATTTTTGTTTCGGCAATGACGGGTGACGCCAAAGCGTCAGGGGAGTATAATATATTTCAAATGCGCCATCGTGGCGATAGCTGGGGCAACCAATGGGTAACAGAAATAGACGCAAAAAGAGCAGGAACTGCACAGCGTAATAAATTACTGAACGAACCATCTGGAGACTCTACAGCCCCAAGTACAACAGGCGCGTTAATTTGGGGTGAAAGTGTGAACGCCGATTTCAGAACTAAAACCCGTGAAATTGCAGGACGTTTGAGATTTCAACCTAATTGGTTAATGGCAGTCATGGCCTTTGAAACTGGACGTACGTTCGATCCTGCCGAACGCAACAGGGCGGGAGGGAGTGCCACCGGATTGATTCAGTTTATGCCTGATACCGCTAAACAATTAGGTACAACTACAGCACGACTTGCACGTATGACCGCCGTAGAGCAACTTGATTATGTTGAAAAATATTATGAACCTGCAAAATCAAGAATTAACAGTTTGGCGGATTGTTATATTGCAGTCTTGGCGGGTGTAAACTCGTCCGCTCTCGGTAAACTCGATGATTACATTTTGTGGCGTTATCCATCTAGAGAATATAATGCCAACAGACCGCTTGACATAGGGAATAAAGGGTATATTACAAAAGGTGACGCGGCAGTACGAGTAAATGAAGAAATGCGACGCGGGGCACAATATGCAAGATAAAAAACCCGCCACAAGGGCGGGGAATAGGTGCAACAAGAGAGAATCTTACAGATTTATACATTATAACATTGACAATGTCAACGGGTAACCTATGACTAGCTACGCAAATGTACATAAAACAGCATTTACCGAAATGTCAAAAAGTATTTGCACATCTGTACCCGGGCATGTTCTGGCGTTCGACCCTATATTACAACGTGTTCAAGTGCAGATCGGAATAATTAGAGTAGATGTTAACGGTGCAATGTTTAACCCGCCACCTATCATAGACACACCTGTACATTTTGTCGGTGACGGTTATGTGATAGAATGTCAAATAGATGTAGGTTGTGAAGGGATTATATTATTTAGCCAGCGCTGTATGGATGGTTGGAAAAATACGGGCGGTATAGCCGATAACCCCATCGGTCGTTTTCATGATATGCAGGACGCAATATTTATTCCCGGTATACGCTCACAGGGTAATGTTGTCAGCGATTTTAGTAACAATGGTTTAAAATTACGGAATAAAGAAGGCTCCCAAGTTGCATGGCTTAAAAATGACGGGTCAATTGATATACGCAACGGTGCCGGGTTTATCACATTAGGCGCTGATGGGGTTGTAAACATAAATGGTGTTACATTCGATACTGAAAGTAATATCAAAACGCCAACCCAAATAAATGCACAACAATCGTTAATTGTTGCTGATAAAGAAATGAAAGAACACCGTCACGGGGGAGTGCAAACAGGTTCAGGAAATACAGGGGCGCCGATATGACAGTACGTATAATTTCTGACGATGGTGATATAGCCACAAATGGACAACAATTTACAACTGGACGGGATGAAATTGCTCAAACTGTTAAAACCCGTTTGGGTTTATTTTTTGGTGAATATTTCCGCGATATTACAGATGGTACACCGTGGTTTGAACAGATATTGGGAAAGGGTGTAAATAATAATACTCGTGAAGCCGTATTACGCAATAGAATTGCACGAACTCCGGGTGTAATTAGATTGACTTACTTTAATGCTGATTTTGATGTAGAATTAAGAAAATACAGTGTGACCGCTGGGATATTGACCACCGAAGGTATGGAAATGGTGATTGTTAATGGCTGAAATTACAGAACGCGGGTATAGATTAAAGACTCAAAATGAATGGTTTGCGTCTGAAAAAGAATTATATGTAGCAATCGATCCGTTGTGGAATCTCGATCCCTCAACTCCCGACGGTTTAAAGATGGCTCACGATGCTGAAATTTTCGGGTCATTCGATGAGACACTACAGCAAGCATACAATAGTAAAGACCCGAATAAAGCCAGATTTGTGGACTTAGATGTTTTATGTGCGTTAACAGGTACCAGAAGAAGTCAAGGTACACGTAGTAATGTCACAGTTACATTATCGGGTACTCCCGGGGTGTTTATCCCAGGTGACTCGCGCATCAGATCTAGAACTACAGGTACCACATGGTTTACAGAACAAGGGTGCACATTAGATACGAGCGGCCTATTTACGATAAACGCCATATGTGAAATTGTAGGTGCTGTACAAGCCGATGCGGGTACACTTACGCAAATTGTGGACACTATTGGCGGATGGGTAAGTGTAACCAATCCACAACCCGCTACACCGGGTACTGCTGTAGAACTTGACTCTTCACTACGCGTTAAACGTGCAACGGCTGTGGGTCGTCCGGGTAATAATCAACTAGATTCGATGTATGGTGAATTATTTTCCGTACAGGATGTAAGACGTGTTAAAATTTACGAAAATGATACAAACAGTGCTGCTGTTTCTGATGATAACCCGCATGGGTTACCTGCTCATTCTATCGCGCCAATTATTGACGGCGGAACAGATAATAACGTGGCATTGGCTATATACCTTAAAAAAAATCCGGGCGTAAAATTATTTCAGGCAGGAACACCTGTTGAGGTGACAGTTACATCCCCACAATATCCTACAAATACAAAAAAAATCAGATTTAGTCGTCCAATATATGTAGATATGAAAGTGGATATAACAATTAAAGATGATGGTACATTACCTTCAGATGTGGATGTCCAAATTCAAAATGCATTTATTGAGTTTGCTGCCGGTGGGTTAGTTCCCGCTCAGTACGGATTTAAAGTACAAGGGTTTGATATCGGAGAAGATGTACCGTACAGTACGATGTTCACACCAATTAACCAAGTAATAGGGCAATTTGGTAATAGCTATGTTTCAGCTATGACAATCAATGGTTCCAATATGACAGTGGATATAAAATATAACGAACTGTCACGTTGGACAGCATCCAATATCAAGGTAACTGTGGTATGAATATACCTGACCGTATATATTCACAATATCGGAACAAGCCAAAAGCTGTAAAGTGGCTTAATATCATCAAGGATATGATCAAACCTCTTGTTGATACTGCTGATATAGTTAGAGATATGTATGATATTGATAAAATGGTGGGTGAACAACTTAATATAATTGGTCGAATTGTGGTTGTTCCCCGTAGTTTTGTTGGTCACACTGACATGTTTCCTGGGCTATTTGCATTAACTGACGGTGATGAATTTGGTGATGAAGATGCGGTATTTTCCGAGTTAAATATAGATACAGATTCGTTAATGTCTGACGAACTGTACCGCCTTGTGATAAAATCTAAAATAATAAAAAATAATGGTGACGCAACAATAGAATCTATTCTTGATAGTATTAACTTTTTACTACCTAATGCTTATATTTTTCGTTTGTTAGATGGCGAAGATATGTCATTCAGTATTGAGTATTACGGTGAAATATCAGATATGGAACGTTGGGCATTGTTAAATTATAAACTGATACCGAAACCGCAGGGAGTTAGATTTAGTGGGTTTTTGGAAGGGTATCATTATGTCGAATTTGGCGATGAAGATGCACAATTCGGCGATGAAGAAGCACAATTCACAGGATTTGTAGGAGTATTATCAGATGGCACTTAAACGTAACGAAAGATATCCCGGACGGTTTGATAACCCATCAAACGAACATCCACAAGGGGCATTCAAAAATAGATCTGCACCCAATGCTAAAGATGGTACGTATTTAGAACGTGACTGGGCAAATGACTGGGATGGTTTTTTTGCATCACTATTAAAAAATGCAGGTATGACTGCGAACGGTAGTATTGATACCGCATTGAATAGTCAGTACTTTAAAGCGTTAGACCACTCTTACTACCTCCCTGTGGGTATCCCACTACCTTGGCCGACTACCGTGGCACCTACAGGTTGGCTTAAATGTGATGGGAACACATTCGATACAACGGCAAATCCTAAACTAGCAAGCGTTTATACAAGTGGTAGATTACCTGATCTGAGAGGTGAATTTATTCGTGGGTGGGATGATGGACGGAATGTTGATGCTGGACGATCAGTACTGAGTACGCAAGCAGCAACACTATTACCTTCAATGTATACTCATGCAAATAATAGCACTGTGGGTATATTGGTCACACCGCCTGTCAGTGTTTTTAACAGCTTTCCGAACGATCTTAGGGCATCTGACTATGAGGATGAACTTCTCGGGACAGGTGGATATTTCTCAACGGGCGATTTGACGATTAGAGGTAGTTCAGCACTTGCTACATTCCGTGTTCGCCCTCGTAACGTTGCGTTTAATTATATAGTGAGAGCATTATAATGACAATTCAATTTGATGAAAATGGATATGCATTAACGTCTGGATTCACTACCGTATATAATATTTCGTACGAAACTAGAGAGTTTATGGGTGCGCACGAAACATTTATTAGTGCAACTACAGGGGTTCCTGCTCAAGCATATTTGGACATACCACCAAAACCAAAGAATGGTTTTGCTATATGTCGAACAATTGACGATCTCGGATGGGAATATGTGGAAGACCACAGGGGTGAGATTCGATATAGCACAATAACAAAGCAAACAATTTCAATTAATGAACTTGGCGAATATCCGAAAGATTCAACAGATATGGAGCCATCGCTTTTTGATGTTTGGGACGGTAATAAATGGGTAGTCGATGAGAAAGCAAAAGCTGATGCAATGATTAAATCTGCGACACTCAAGAAATCAGAATTAAAATCTATCGCCGATTCTGAAATTGCGTGGCGACAAGATGCTGTAGATATTGGTATCGCTACGGAAAAAGAAAAAAAATCATTAGACGAATGGAAAAGATATAGGGTAGAATTGAGTCGTATTGATATATCGAAACCTATTGATATAAAATTTCCCACACAACCGAAAGGATAATATTATGAAAAATTTTGTAGGCGGTAAAAGTAGACCACCACGCTCAACTCCTACCACCGATAAAAAAGGTAAAGGTAAAGGTAAAGGTAAAAATTAACAATTATGGTCATTCTAATGTGTTTGCTATTGATGGTGTTAATTATAAAACCATCAATAGCTGGGTTTGTATTTGTAGCGATCACAGTGAGTTTCAATATCACATTGGATGACCTTGATGGTATGTTATATTACCCAGCGGCAGCATTTTGTGATTTTATAATAATCACCCTTATAACATCATTAAACGTGTCTGTGATGGGGGTTAGATTACTATACATTTCGATAGTTTCGATATTTTTTAATGCTGGCGGTTGGGTACTATGGTTGTATCACGTCCCATCGATGATTTATGACAGTGCGTTCATGTTGTTGTATATTATCGCAGCAGTAATAATTATAGCGGGGAATGGTGATGGATTACGGATGGTACGAACATATTTCCGTCGTTTTAATATTCGTCGTTTTAATATTGCGCGGCTTGGTGATAATACAAAGGGTGGTCAATAAACATGAATTTAACAGATACAAGAATCGGCAGCGGCGTAGCGATAGGAACAATGAGTAGCGGGACAGCCACTTGGTTAAACTTAATACCTGATGAAATCGGCAAATTGGGTACTTTAGCCGGTATTATTTTATCCGTGACATTGATTGTAATGTACATTCGTAAAATACGGCAAGAATCAAAAGAAAATGCGTTGAAAATTGAATTGCTACAAATGCGAATGGAGAAATACAAAAACCCAGCGTAATGCTGGGTTACATTATTATAGTTTTTGATATCCCCATTCCATCCCATCAAGTGCTATATCTCGCATAATACCAGCTTGGACATCTTCCGACAGGTCATCCCATTCCTTTTCCGTAAGACCCAACTCATCGGTAGATATCTCGTCTCTATAACAACTGTCACAATTTGCTCCAGAATCACACCAGTACAAAATATTATACGCCATGTTATTTCACCTCTTCACATTTATTAATGTATGCCCAAGTACCACCCACATCGTTGGTAAACTGATATGTCCCACCACGCTTAATAAAAATGGTATCACCCACTACAGAACGATAAATACCTTTTTCAATCTCTGTTAGTTCACCACTAAATGTAACATGGTCGTTGTAAACCAGTTGAAAAGATGAACCGTTATCAGACACTAAAACCGGCTCAGGTACCGTACCAAGCATTTCAAGTGATTCATCATCTATCGCCGAAATTATGTGGGCTTGACACACTTTAGTGACTACGTTTGCATGCGCAGGTAGTCCAATAGCAATAAATATTGTCATAATAATACGTTTCATTTTATCATCTCTCTAAGTTTATCAATTTGTTTTTGTTTCATATCGGTATCTTTTGTGGCGCGAGGAACATAAAGAGCAGCATCAACAGCATAACGAACAGCATCAACAGCATAACGAACAGCATCAACAGCATAATTAACAATAGTAAAATAACGAGTAGCATTAGCGGCATAATTAACAGCATGAGCAGCAGCAACAATAGCATCAACAGCAGCATAAGCAGTCTTTAATTCTTCTATCGTTGCATCACCATCAAGATAACGCTCAACTACATTAAGTGCGCTAAAACTAATTTCATCTTCCATCAAATTCCGCACCAATTGAGAACACCACAATGCAAATCTTTTCGGGATATCAATGTGTTCTGGAAGTGCATTGAAACACAAGAGCGTATCCTCCAAACCATTGGAATCTAAAATACTGGATAGCGGAAACTCAATATCCAAACCAACGTGCCCATGTGCATTAGGTATTTTGTCCCAACTGTCATATGGCACTATGCCATATATTTTATTTAACGTGATCATTACCGGCATGATTATTTATCCCTATTATTTAAAATTACGCTGCGTCTAACATTTCTCTAAGTTTGTTGATTTTTTTTTGTCGTGCTTTAGCAATATTTGCTGTGGAACGAGCAGTAGCAGCAGCACGATCCACAGCAGCAGCACTAGAAGCATCAGTATCAGCAGCAACAGCAGCACTAGAAGCATAAGTAGCAGTAGCAGCATAGGCAGCACGAGCAACAGCAGCAGCAGCGCGAACAGCAGCCTTTAATTCTTCCAGTGTCGCATTACCATCTAGATAACGTTCCGCTACATTAATTGCATTAACACTACGCTCATCTGTCATCAAATGCTGCACCTCACGGGCGCACCAGATAGCAAAGCGTTTTGGTATTTCGATGTGTTTGGGAAGTACTTCAAAACACCAGAGTGTATCTTCCAAATCATTTGACTCTAAAACACTGGACAACGGAAACTCAATATCCATCCCAAGATGCTTATGTGCTTCGAATACTTTTTTCCAGCTACTATCAACTAATGAAACTGCACTAATTTTATTTAACGTGATCATTACTGGCATGATTATTTTCCTCTCTTCTCGTTTCGATAAATTAATACTACATCAATCTGACGATATCGTCAATAGAGGTAACACAATTTTTTCACATTCTTTAATGTAATAGTCGTAGTTTAATTCTGACCAATTGAAATCATTAGCATTTGCGCATTCTGTAACAGTCCATCCTGCACATAGTGACGACTCACGCATTGTATGGGTACTACGATTACCCGTGTGTATACGTGTATCGTGAGGTATTCCAGCGGTATCTACCTCACTACCCAGTCCTTTAATCTCATTCATCACACTATTATAAAATTCATCAGTAATCCCATTCTTACGCTTCCATGTTCCCGCCGCCCCTTTCGGTGGTGAAATTTTAAGCAGTGAACCACCATTATGACTAACAAAAAACCGTGTGGTATTTTGTAACTCCTGCTCAACATCTGATTCTTTCCATCTCATTACAACTTTGCTATCTCGTGGTACTTTTGCACGAATCATAAAATCAAACGGGTTTTTGTGATTTGTTATATATATGCGAATATCCTCACCACGTACTAGTGCTGCTTCTGCCGCTCGTGCAACAATTTGAGATGAAGGGTCTTGATGCCACAGTGTGTTATATTCATAAGCACCTTTGCGTTTTAATTTACCGTTTTCGTACTCTGCAATGTAATTATTAACATCACGTATAATCATACGACTGTATAAAGCTTCTTCCAGCTCCAACTGTGTAACATTCTCCCACCACTTACACACTTCCCGCATGTGGTCAATATATATGCGTGGACAACTGAATGTTAATCCGTCGGTATTAGCCTGAATCATCATCAAATTGGGTATTTTTATCAATTGTTCAGCCAGCATACACAATAATAATTGCCCGTTAATTGTGGTCATCATTGTATATTTAGGGTCTAACAATGGGCTAAACAAATTATTCGAATTACCATACGAAGCGTTCAATGCTTCTTTTAATGCTGCATTTTCTGGTGTACCTTTTTTATACGTTTTACGCTGTTCAAATATATTATTGTATATATCACAATATGCTTCGCCCAAATGTTCAGGATACATTTTATTAATAATTGCCATTCTTGGGTAAAATGATGTCACGTCTACATCAACAATTTGATGTGTTTCATTACTTGATACAATTTGAGAATTCACACTTCCATGAATGCCGCCAACACCATAATCATATTGAAACCCTTCTACAATTGTCGATAACTCGTTAAATACACCTTTAGTTTTAAGTTGTTCTGATATTTCATCACGTGTTAATGTTTTATTTTTAAAAAATTCTACAATATGGTTAAATTCGTGACGTTCAAATTTAACATACGGAAATATTACATCACCTAAGTTAATGCTGGTTCGAATTGTCTGGCGCGGTACACGTTTATTGTTAAAATCGCGCGTATAACATTGAATACCTGACTTTTCCATTTGTGATATTAATATTGTACCGCCTATCTTTGTATTGCTGAAGTTAGTCATATCAATATTGTAGGTCTCGGATAATTTTTCACGTAATTCAATTGCAGCAAGCGATCTAACATAAAACTTTAATGTTTCTTTAACATCGTGAATGTTATATTTGATTAATATATCTTTTTCGTCGTCATTAAGATACGTGCCGACCGGATAAGGTAAATCCACAACATTGTGAGAACGCATCACAATTTCAAGTGCTTTTAAACTTGTTGATTTTGCCCGATTATCGAAATGATGAATTTTAAATAAATCTAATTGTGAAAAGATATATTCATTACCCCAAATTGTTTGACTATTTTTAATTGTTGACATTGCTTTATTGTATATAGAATCCACACCGCAATTAGGGTTAAGAGCTATGTGATGTAATATTGGATAGTCGAAATGAATATTATTAAATCCTACACCACGTCCACCACTTAACCCCAATTGTCTCATAAATTCCACAAGTTCAAACCAATCATTTTTACGGTCTGATATTTCAAATATTTTAGTTAATCCCGTCAACGCATGAATAAATACCGCAGAGAATATATTTGGATACGTCTCTATATCATAACCCCAATCACGCGGATTAAGTGGTGCAGGTTTGGAAAATGCGGCATCCGCGCCGCAATGTGTGCAATTATGTAAATCAGCGGGATAAGTTTTACCACAGCCCGCTATTGGGTCACATTGTGACAATAGATGTGTCATTATAGTTTTCTCTCAAGATAAACCCCGCCGAAGCGGGGTAAAAGCGAAGGATTAAACGCGGGTACAGTTTTGTTGTATCGTATCTTCTGTCCATCCCGGCATTGCTAGTAATTGGGATTTAAGGTATGTAACACCGTTGTAACTGTATGACTCTACCAAATCTGTAGCGGGTGGAGGTGGAGGCGGTGTCATACTTGCGACTGTTGGTGCCGGTGGTGCTATATTATTATCAACAGCAGCATTTGCTGGGATGACCGGGGCAGATACACCAAACACACTTGCGGCTGCTGGGGCGTTGCCCAAACTCACGATTTCAATACCCGGACGTGATAATTCAAACATTTGGGGATTGATGTAAACTCCCGGTGTTTTTGATGGTTTATTACCTTTTACTGTACACATCACACGGCAATAATCTCCACGTTTAATCTCCGCCTTGTTTTGTATTGCCTGCATCGGCTCATAACGACCGACATGATAGCAATTGTAGGAGATCCGCGTAGACATCATAATAACCCAATGACCTTTATAACCTTCTTGGTCACAAGGTTTATTACCTTTTTTATTGGGTACTGTGCTGTCACCATCAACAATTTTCCAACTGAACGCAGGTTGACCAATTTCACCATTCGGATATCCGTGTACAGGGTCTTGTGCCTCCGCATAAATTTTCGCACCCCATTCTGTTTGGTTCCAATGTGTTTCTGTACCTTTAGGAATTGCTACACCAATGTAGCGCTGTGTTACAGGTTGACCATCGTTACTGAGCAGGGGTTTATCGTTATTGTCAATAATACTTTGCGGTTCCATTGGGTGACCAGACACCAAACGACCAACTGGGAATAATACTTCTTGCATAATTTTATCCTCTCTCGAAAACTGATTTAATTGATTTTTCATCTACCTCAACAAGTTTTAACCCTGTCGATGGTGTTTCACTATACTGCATTATGACGGTGTCGTCAATACCTTTTTTACGAAGTTGTGCAGGTGTATAAAGTTCAACAGGTTTACATACATCTACTCCTTTCAATTTACCCACTGTAACTATCTGTTCTATAGGTACATCTTTACGCCATCTTTCCCGTCCTTTACCTTCTTTCACACTGAAAAATGATACGTGTGATCCTGTTTTCAATTCGTGTATAGCTTGCTCTTCCAATCCAGACAAACGGTACTCAAGCATTTTTTTAGCGCGTTGTAGTAGTTTTAATTCCATCCCTAAAGAATGACCTGTTAAATTATGAGTATGTAAATTATCCATATAATCAATATTTTCATAAACTACACGTGATAATGTGTCACAGTGTGCTCGAGCCGTACAATGTTTGCATTGCGAACCTACTTGTGCAGGTGGTTCTGTTTGTGCAATATCATGTAATTTATTGTGAAGTATTATTTTATATTTACTCAGACCCGCATACGTTAACGACCATTCTCGAACTGTACCGCCGCTATGAAAGCTGCGAGGTTGAACAACTCGCAAAGTAATTTTGCACTGTTTATTAATATTTAATTTTTTACCCAACCCCATTGCATAAATCATCATTGGCCAATTTTCTACAGCGTCGATCAGTTCATGACCAAATTTAGCATCCCAAATGATAAGATGATTATCTGTAGTATTGTAAACATAACAATCTGGAATACCGTACCATCCCGGTAAGTAGTCACTCAAACTAACGCGTTCTTCAATGTGTAAATCATTGTCACCGCATAATGAAAACACGTCATTAACATATTCCTGCGCTGCCTCAAATAATTCTTGTGTAATTAACACACCGTCTTTGGATAATGACCCTACAGACTTGTCCAAAGTTGCATTTATCATTTTTTGTGCTATGTCATGACATGCCCGACCTTCCAATGTTGACTGCGATACATCCCCCACACGGGGGAATTGTTGTTGAGCCTGGACAGATGCGGGACATTTCATCCATTGACCAGCACTATTGACTGTCGGATTCATTTAGCATCTCTCTAAGTTTGTCAATTTGTTTTTGTCGTGATGTAGCAACATTTGTTGTGGAACGAGCAGCATTAGCAGCATCAATTGAAGCATTAGCATCAGCATCAGGAGTAATAATAGGAATCGTGACTTCTTTCAATTCTTCCAGCGTCGCATCACCATTAAGATAACGCTCCGCTACATTGGTTGTGTTAACACTACGTTTTGCCATTAAACACTGCACCTGTCGAGCACACCATAGCGCAAATCTTTTCGGTATTTCGATATGTTCGGGTAACGCTTGGAAACATCTCAATACATCAGCCAAACCATTTGAATCCAAAACACTGGACAGCGGAAACGGTGTATCCAAATCAAGATATTTATGTGCTTCACGTATTTTTTTCCATCTACTATCGCGGAGTGATGTTTCACACCGTGATAGTAGATAGATTTTGTTTAAAGTGATCATTACTGGCATGATTGTTTCCTCTCTTTTCGTTTCGTTTCGATAAATTAATACTACATCAGTTTGACGACATCGTCAATATATATTTTTATTTATTTTATCCGCCAGCGCTATAGCTTCTGCGGATTTTACAGTTTGGGCTGTTAGCCACGGTGTACCGTACGTCAGATAAAACTTGCGGAAAATTTCACTATCTGACAGTCCTCTTGCGCGCTCATACCCTGCCCACTGCGCCATGACTGTACGTAATTTTGCAATATTTTCCTGTCGTTCTATATGTCTTTTGACATTTGCCATGACAGCAACTTGAGGTAAACGTTGTGCTGCCAGTTTATCCCTGTACTCTTGTGCTGACATGTTAGCCACAGCTACTGCACCGTGCATTTGCGCAAGTGTCGCTGCATCTAATTCATATAAATCCCCATCTACATACTCTATAGATGACCCAGCATCACTATTATTAACGGGAATTGGTTCACTGCAATATGGGCACACTTTTAAAAATCTGGCAAAACTACCCGTGCACTTGTTACACGTCCTCACGTCTGACACTTCGGATTTACTACGTTTTTCTGCTCTATCAAGTGTCCATTCCCGATGTGATATTTCCACGCGTGGGACATCGTTGTAGTGCACCACTTTTGCATGACGTGCAATGTTGCCGACGTGGTCTACATATACACCACGGGTTTTACCGTCAAGTAGCCGCAGCATACGTCCAGCACGTTGTACAAATCGTCCGAAAGATTCAGTTGCGGCTACGTCTTGAACGGCCACAATAGCGGGTAAATCAAAACCTTCATCGAAAAGTGCAACATTGATTAAAACCATCAGTTTTTTAACGCTAAAATCATCAACAGCTTTTATGCGTTCATCGTCTGGCATTGAGCTGTGTACACACTTTGCAGCAATACCAGCAGCGTTATATTCAGTTTCTAATTGATAGCCTGTACTAACATCAGGCGCAAAAACAATTGTGAGTAGTCCGCTCAATAATTTTTGATACGTCCGCACAGCATCGCCGATCACCTGTCCTTTTTCAGCGTGTGCCACCAATGATGATGTGGCTACAGCGCGAGATGATTCGGCGGCGGAAAAATCTCCACTTGCTGTAATTTTTATATCATCACGGGAAAAGTCGGATTTTGGCGCAAATAATTTATAATCCGTTAAAAATCCAGAATTAATCAAATCCCGCATTGTTGTACCAACTCGAAGAGTATTAAAAACTCCATCAGCATGCGCACCTAAACCGTGACCGTCTGCCCTGTGCGGTGTGGCAGTAACACCCAGTCCTCTCGCGTTAGGGAACATACTTACAGCTTTACCCCATTTGTTGGCACGTAAAACATGGTGCGCTTCATCCATTACCCATAATTTTACAGTTGGTAGCCATGCGGTAAGTTGGTCTCCACGGCGAACAAGTGTATCGACACCCGCTACGGCATGTTTAGAGTTACAATCGTAAAAACTTTTACCGGTATATTTTAAATGCAATCGGACACACAATTTTACAACTTTTGGTGGTCCTATAATTCGATGGTATACCCCATTCATGGCAAGAGCTTTGCTAATTTGACTTACAAGCTCTTGTCTGTGTGCAATTGCACACGTTGCCCCTTGTTCATCATTTATAATATCGGAAAAAAATACCGTTTTACCGGCTCCGGTAGGTAGTACAGCAAGAACAGCATTCACACCTTCCGTCCAGTCTGCAAGAACAGCAGTTTTTAGTTCTAATTGATACGGTCTTAATGTTGGTTTCATTCAATCAAACTCCGCACATATTCGGCGTGTTGGTTCAGTTCCATATTTTTCAATTCTAACATTTCCAATACTTCTTCAATATAATCATAATCACGCAGGCTATCGATGATATGACGCAGATCATCATTGTAAGGAGCCATTTCTACAATTATTTCCAGCGCGTCTATAGTATCTCGTGTCACATCACCGTAGTAGTTTGTACCGTACTTGTAAAAATCTATAAGTTTATTAATGTTCATTCCATTATCCTCAGTTAAATTTACAAATTGATGATAAAAGATGTTGACGGAGTTGTCAATGGCTGATAGTATTCATTACATCAACTAACCGATGCAGGAGGTAAAAGATAATTAAAATTACTGTACCGCATGACAATCCTGTAGCACTCCGCGCGTTTGCAAAAGCATTGAATGAAATTGCAGATGTAGATGCAACAAACGTCTTTGAATCAAATAAGGAATAATCATGCCAGTGATGATCACACTAAACAAAATCCGTGCAGCTTCATTACCGGACGACATCTGGGAAGAAGTACTTAAAGCACATGTGCATTTGGGGATGGATACTGAATTCCCGCTGTCTAGTGTTTTAGATTCTAATGATTTGGAAGATGCAGTTTGGTGTTTCGATGCGTTACCTGAATATATCGAAATTCCGCAACGTTTTGCGCTGTGGTGTGTTCGAGATGTACAGCACTTAATGAAAGATGAAGGTATTGTTGATGCGTTAGATATAGCGGAACGTTATCTTGATGGTAATGCAACAATGAAAGATGTTTTTGATGGTGCATATACTCCATATACTCGTGATTATACATCACATATCAATGCTATTGATATTCTTAATATTGTTTATGCAGCATCTGCTGCCGTTGCTGCTCGTGTTGTTGATGCATGTACTTATGTTACTGCTACAACACGACAAAAACAAATCGATAAACTTAAAGAGATGCTAAATGAATAAAACAATAAAAGTAAAGGCAAGAAAATTACACAGGTGTGATAAGTGTAATAAACGCATTTGTGAAGGTGATGTTTACGAAAAATATTTCGAGGTTTCTAACGGGAGTATTTCATCATTTAAAACATGTAGTAGTTGTACATCAATAAGTGATTGGTTGGCGGACGACTACGCAGATTGGCCGGATGATATGGATTATGTAGGGTATAATTTCTTAATTACGGGTGAACAATGAAAATAACGTCATCACAAGATTTTTATAACCATCAACTTGCGAAAGTTCGGAAGAGAATAAAAATAATGGAATGGTTATTTTTTTATCGATGGGTATTTATCCGAAAAGTGAAAAAAGTTGAAGGATTGTCTAAATCCCAAATTGAAACATTAATATGTATGAATAT